CGCAACTTCGAGCAACATAGACTCGTTTTTAAAAAAGGCTTGTATTTACGCTAGCAACCTCTTCTCCATTCCACAAATGACCCATTTGCAACGGGGTCAAATACATGGCCAAAGCAGCAGAATTTTTCATGCCACTTTGTGAGTCCAAAAAGTCAACATTTGTTAACAAATGAGGACGAGTCAAATCAATCAATGCTTCAATCTCTTTCATCAAATCAGCATTCCACCAACACACAAGGCGCAGCCCACACAAACGAATGAAACGATAAGTGTGCGTACTAGTAACATGCAACAAGGAACCACGCATCTTGTCAGTATCAGGAACAGGATAATATCGTCCGTGAACCTGAATAGTACGCATATTGAGAAATTTCAACTGTGTGACTGGCAAAAACCCAGGATGCTCTGATCGCATTTCAATACCAAGCTCGGATGTATATTGGCGTATTTTCTCTGGCGTGAGAATTTTCGCAAATTCTTTGGACATGCCAATGTTATTGTCATCGCCATACAACCCAGCAACGCAGTTGGTGATAAACCGGTGGTAATCGCACTTTTCGCCAAGATCCTGAAAAGCCCTCAAAACAGCGTATGCAAAGGCCATAAAATTTATTTTGGTGTTATCAATTGTGGTGTAAACGCCACCAGATTTATTACCCTGTTTAGTGAGGAAAAGCCAACCACCAGGCAATGCACACAGTCCATGAACAACACTAACATAAGCACGAGCTAACGGCTCATCATATTTGCCATCCAATGAAGACGCATAACACATTTGACGAAAGCGGCGACATAATGCGAACATGCTCTCAGGCAAAGATGAGTCAAATTGAACGCCATCCAACTCAAGATGATCCTCAAACCGAAGCATATAGCGGATGAACTCATCCCATCCCCCGTAAAACATAGACATTCCAACACGGCTCCAAGTGCGACCATTACAGGCAAAGAAACGTTCATTGAAGTCACCACCAAGTCGTTGGAGCATATAAGAGAAATGCTTGGGAGCCGCTGTGAACGTGCGTATCTTGCGGGCGTTGATTTTTTCAGCGGAGCGAATCTCATATTTAGGGCTAACATTCCAAATAACACAGGGATCAGCACCAAGCAAAAACTCCTCATAGAGATCGCTCATGGTGGAGCCGAAAACAGGGATAAAGTCACGTGTGAGATGTATAGACAAATTCCAAGGATAACCAGTGCTGGAACCACCTTCCCAAGTGGATATAGCTTGATCATGAGACCAAATACCCGCACCAGCACAGTGGGGATAGAAATGTTCACAAAGGAATTCAAAACTGCCACGAATACAACCAAGATCTGGACAGAGGTCTGGTTTGGAATACTTGACGAAATCTTTCCAAACGGCATGATTGTCGGGATCCGTTTGGAAATAAAGATTGTGAGTGTCGAGCGATATTTTCTGCTCACTAAGCCACTTGGCAACGAAGGGATCAAATTGCTGTTGTTTACGCTTCGATACTAATGGCTTAAAAGACCTGCCACAAAGAACCAATGATTCATAAACCAATGGATCTGACCTACCCTCCTTCTGAAATTGTGCACTGAAACTTGTATAAAACGAGTCATATGAACACGAACCAACAGAAAAATCAGGTAGGAACCTGCGATAGTAGGCCTCTAATTGGGTGCCTGTGGGGATCGGCCGAAATCCACAGGCGCCAAGTTTAAATGAGTGTGCAATTTCACTGCCTTATTAAACTTCGCACCCTGGAAACTTCCAGTTCCGACATGGATTCCAACGACTAACCCAGTTTCATTATCGATAACTGGCGTCCCAGACCACCCATCTGTAGTGGACGACCGGAAAAAATGCGCGAAATTGTCAGATCCAATATAATCGCACCGGGTGTGTTGATACTCCCCTTTCTGTTTATCAGGCCGACCAGTCTCATCGGCACTACTATTGTCCAAATTGTACTTGTCGTGTGGAAACCAACAATATTGCATACACTCACCTGGCACAACAGTCATCTTACTAGCTGACAACGTGAAAGCCACCTTATCGGCTACTAAACCACGCCAACCGCCATCCCGGGCGTACAGTGCCGGAAATTTGGCAAGATCTTTTTCAGGTACCGATGTCATTCGGTTGCGATCAAGTGCATAAGAGCCAGAAGTGGTGCACAACCAGACTGGTGAATTGCCTTCAACACAATGGAGAGCGGTAAAAACGGAATCCCCAATTAAGCAACAAGAACCAATTTGATCACCACAACGGATACGATAAACATATGATGCTTTGGTGACAACAGGATACGAAGGTAGATAACGTGCCTCCTTGATATCATCACCAGACACATCAACCACAGGGAAATCAACATCATATCCACGTTTTTTGACGCCCTCTTTCTTATCTGGTTCAACAAAACCCCAACGCTGCAAGGTGTCAGCTGTCTTAGGATGAATTGGGGCTCTGACGATACCTACATCACGAGGCTTAGCAACACCTGTAATTCCAAGGGTCTTACACTTAGCCCTAACCCAAATGGGCTTGTCGCGATTTTCGTAATGATTTGGAAAATGTTTCTCGACAACACGCATATAATGTAGATTCAAAGGGCTCCACTCTGTCATATCAAGGTTGTTATGGCAATGTTTACACATATATTGACATGAGTGTTTCTTACCACCCTCAGAAGATCCACACACCCTACAATGACTACGCAACTGGCGATGAACAGAACACACACCATGTTGACATTGCTGACAG